GCACCTTGCTTATCAAACTCAGCAAGTATTGCATCAAACTCAGCTAAATCAGTAGCAGCGTTAACACCAGTAACACCGGTAGTAACATTACCTCTTGACTCTATAGCAGCGAATAGACCTTGTGTACCTGAAGAATCAGCATTAGCTGTTAAGAAATCAGCTACATCATCTGTACCAGAAACACCTAATTCACCTTCTAACATTGACATTTCTAAGTAATCAGTAAAACGAGCTCTAGTATCAGATTCAGCTTTTAAGTACCATAAGTAACCTGCTTGACCCATTTCAGAAGAAACTTCAACCCAACCAATTTTAGAAGCATCAGAACCATTAACTTCGTAATAGTCTTTAATAATAATTGGTTTGTTAGTGTAAGTTTTGAAATCTGGCTCGTTAGCTCTATGACGATCAGTGTCAGTAGCGTTAGCAGTATAAGCAGATTGATAAGATTTACCTTTAGCATGCTCAGAACCATAAACTAATAATGTACCAGTATTACCCTCACCAAGAGTAGTAATATCAGCAACACCATAAGGTTCTACAGAAAGTACATCAGTGTCAATTCTTACAACTAAACATTTTAACACAGCCGCTGTAGTAGCAACGATAATAGTATCGTTAATTCTAACACCATGAGAACCAGCTACATAAGTAGCCCCAGTATCAATGTGATCATTAATAGTTATTTCACCACCGTTTGTAGTACCACCACCATCATCAACATCGGTAATTGTACACGTGTATGATAAGTGTAATCTACCTTGCTCAGACCAAACAACTTGGTCAGCTGTCATTGCTTCTTCTGCGCCTACTTGGTTAAGAAAGCCAGAAATTGTACGAGGTCCAAAAACCTCAGCTTCTTTTTCCATTAAATCTGGAACATATTGTTGACCCCAACCTGCGTTTGTCGCAGATGAAAGGTCTAGGTAGTTTGCTGCAGTAGCTTGCTGGATTGGACCAGGAGTACTATTTAACAAACCACCAGGATTAGTTATTGCCATTTTGTAATAATTTTAAATTGTTATTTATTGTTTTTAATTTTAAACTTAAAATCAGAAGAGTTTTGACCTAAAACTTTTACTTTTATTCCACCAGCTTCTATTTCACCATGAGATTGTCTTGGATCCATATTAACATTTTTAGCTTTAGCTACACTATTTTTCATAGCATCAGCTTTACCTTGTTCATAAAAGTGTTTTGCAATAGCATCAGCATTCATAGCCGTAAAAATAGATTTGTGATAACCAGCAGCGTCCTGTAGTTCATTATCTTTTCCTAAAAACTTTTTAGCAAAATTATTAATATCACTTTGTTGCTGTTTAACATTGTTTTTATCTTTAATATTAAACCTGAATTTTTTCTCTCCAATTTTATATTCAAAACCTTTGAATTTGTCGTTAAAAACTTCATTAGTTTTTTTATCAAAAATAGATCTAGAATTTTTTGCAGCTTTTGCATTTTCTTCTGATTGCTTGTTATATCTATTAAAGAAATCCCAAGCTTTTTGTTGTTCAGGCGTAAGCTTTGAACCAGCTTTAATTTCTTCATAGTATCTGGATTTTTGCCCTTCCAGGTGAGCTCTAGCGTCGGCAACTTGCTCTTTTAACGCTAATTTCTTTCTTCGTATATCTCTTTCTTCATCAACATCTTCATCGTAAGAGAACGAATCTTCCATAAGGAAGTTAATTTCTTCATTGTTTAAATGAGGTTTTGTTTGCTTATAGTATTCGTATAATAAATTTTTATCATTTAATTGACTATAATCTTGATTAAGTTTTACATAATCATTTATATCACCACCAGTTTCTTCCATAAAGTTTACCAACTTTTGAATATTTTCTGGTAGTGGTTTACCGGTTGCTTCAGCTTCAGCTACAGCTTCTTCAATTTTTTCTTCTACTTCTGCAACTTGTTCTTCGGTAGCTTCTTCAGTAATTTCTTCTAATACTGTTTCTTCTTGTGCTTTTGTTTCCGGTTGTACCTCTTCTTGTTTTTCTGTGGGCTCGGTGTCTTTAGACTCTGCAACCACTCCGCTGTCGTTAGCGTTATCTTCTTTAGTTTCATTTTTTTCTTGGTTTACTGGTTTATCTAAGTTTACTTTAATAATGTTATCATCTTCTTGAGTGTTTTTTACCTCAACTTTTGTAACGTTATCTTGTGTAGTTTCTTCAACTACATTTTCTTTATTTTCTTCCATAATATAATATAATAATAATTAATAAATCTACATTTCTAAATCAAAGCCGCCTCCTAGTATATCATTACCTGTAGACTCAAAGTTTTTAGGTGGTTTACCACTTTTTCTTTGCTCTATCATTTCAGATTGTTGTGTAGCTTGTATTTTTGTTCTTTCGTCTTTTCTATCTTCTTTTTGTTTTTCTCTATCCTTCATACCGTCAACTTCAACGCCTTTAAGTTGCATGTTATATTGAAACTCTAAAGCCATTAACTCTTTTTTATGTAATAACTCTTGTTCCATTTTTTCACTTTCTAAAGCAGCTTTAGTATTAGCTAACTGCTGTTGCATAGAAGTTATAGCTTGATTTTTGTCAACTTCAGTTTGAGCCGCTACTTTTTGAGCTTGTATATTAGTCTCTCCTTGAACCCTAATATTTTCTTGTTGTATCTGTTGATCTCTAGCTAATTTTTCTTTTCTACGAAGTTTAAGTAATTGATTAGCTAGTTTTATATTTTTTATTTCTCTAAGATCAATAGCATCTTCTAATTCTATATTTTGTTGCTGTAGCGCCATTTGTATGTTGTTTTCTAATATGGCTTTTTCTTCGTCATCAGGCATTAATTCTAAAAATATACCAAAATCATAAAGATGTAATTCTTTCATTTCATCTAATGTAGCAACATTATGACTACCTATAGCGTGTATAAAAGCATCTGCTGTTGGTGAGTACTCTAATATATCAGATATTCTAAGCGATAAACATTCAGCAACTTCAGCAGTTAAAAATAAACCAGCTTGTAAGACGTGTCTAGTAGCAGTGTTTGAATTAGCTGCCGCGAGTTTTTGAACGCCAACCAAAGTATCTTTATCTGGCATACTACCATCTCTAGCTTCATTTAACCCGGTTACATCTCTTATCATTTGTAAATAATAATTATATGTACCAATTAAAGCTTGCATCTTATTACCACCATTACCGGATGTTATTTCTTGAATAGGTACTTTACCAGGATTCATATCGCCCTCTTGTGTAAATGATCTACCAATTACAGAACCAGTTTGAAAAAACATATTTAAAGCTTCTTGTGGATTATAGTTTGTTCCATTGCCTAAATCTATTTCAGCTAAACCATCAGCATCTAAATAAACACCGTCTGGCACCATGCGTGACATTACTTGTTGTAGTTTTAAATGAGTTAACTGTATCATGTCTGCGAAACCGGTGATTCTACCAACTAAAGACTCAATTTTGCCATCATACATTCTAGGCGCAACAATAGCATAGTTCATTTTAACTTTAGTATAATCGCTTTTAGGACGTAACATATTATCAGCCATTTCCCATTTTAATAATTTGTTAGTACCAAGAATCATAGCCCCATCATACAAACACTCTATTGATCTTATTAATCTAGAGTATCCACCTTCCATATCCTGTGGTGGATTAAAACCATCATCTTTTGCTATAATTTTTTCAGCACCAGTACCTGTTTCTTTTATTTTATAAACCTCATTCATATAGGTTTTATAATTAAAATATAAAACTTGTATAGTGTTGTTATCTTCTTTTTTAGAAGAATGTCTAGTGTTATAATTGTTTCTATTATAACTTTTATTTTTCATTACATCTTCAAGGTCTGATTCTGTTAAGTGCGGAAATTGTTTTGCTAATTCGTTTACCGGTATAGATTTAACCTCACCAACATAATATATATCATCAAAATAAGGGGAGTCAGTATAAGAATAAACTAGATTAGCTGGATCAACATAATCTATTGTAACACCTTCAGAAGTATTAAAAGATGTTTTAACACAACCAATACCTAAAACAGTAAGATCGTAATAAAATCTTTTTCTAATCAACTCGTAGTTGTTACCTTGCATTAAGACATTTATAGCTTGTTCTTCGGCTAATTCTACGGACTGTTTGTAAGTTAACTGCATGTGCAGTTTTAATTCTTCTTCGGTTGAAGGTAAATTATTTTTATTGGTTTCGTATAAATCTATATTAAAAGCTGATTTGGCATATTCATTAAACTTTTGACTTCTCATGTCGTTTAATATAGATTCCATGTATTCAGTTCGTTTTTCAACACCATAAGGATCTTGTGAAAACGCTTTTATATCATACATTCTATCTGCCATACCATTTACAACTATGTCTACAAATTTAGGTATAATTGGTACTGGTGTCCAGTCTAAATTAAGATAAGACAAATCACCGTTAATAGATAATTCATCCTTGTATTTTTGTATAGATTGTTCTCCTCTAGCGTATAATCTTAATTTGTGAAAATTATTATAATTATTTCTAAATCTATTAGAACTTCTATTATTATTAAACCATTCGGTTTCTATAGCTTTACCCACTTTCAAACCATAATCATAGCTAAGCTTTTCAGCATCACTAACTGTTTGACTTGGAAAATAACTTTTAATGCCAGACTCTGCCATATTTATTATTTGATTATTTGTGAATTAGTTCCCGCGTTGTTATACTTGGAAATACTTATGTTTAATTTTGGTTTTTCTATCTTAGCGTTTGGAGCATATAAATGTCTATTATTTGCCATAATTGCTAAACCACTACTTATAGCGGCATCGTGTTTTGTTCTTTTGGTAATATCAAATCTAGACCAATCGTTTAGTGTTCTGTTAAAATACATATTGCCAAAGCTACCATCTTGTTTCATACCAACGTGATCTTGTATGTACATTTCAATTGCCGCAGCATGAGCTTGTTTAATATCTTCACTAGAGTTTGGTATACCACCTATTTCTTTTTCCGCGACAGATAATTTGTTCCAGATTTTATCCGGCCTGTTCATACTGAAACCTCTATAACCTCTACGTCTTAAATAATATAAAAGTCTAGGTTTATTGTTCTCTGCTAATATTGGCATACCATAAAAAACTATTGCCATCAAAACATCTTCAAAAAATATTTCTGCCGTAGGTGGTCTTGATAAGTATTCTAAAAAGAAGCTGTTCGCAGGAGCGTCCTCCATACTAAACCTGG